AAATGGCGGTGCAGGCGGTCGAGCTGCGGCCGGCGGAGGTGCAGCACCAGCAGGCAGAATGTTCGTCGGTGGCGCGGCCTGCGATGTTGGTACGGCCGGCGGCGCCGGTGGTTCAGCTCCACCCGCAGGCGGCATGTCAGTCGTCACTGGCGGGGGAAGCGGCGAGTAGAGCGATTGGCCAGGAGGTGTGAACTGCACACCACCCTGCGGCGAGAAACTCATCCCACCACCACCACCACCTGGAGCTGGCGCTCCTCCTCGCGGTCCTATAGTCGACGCCGGCGGTTTAATCTCCGACGGTGGCTTGCCAGCTCCCTTGACGTCGATGCCCGCAGCTTCGGCTTCGTCTACAGTAATTCCTGGCGGCAGCTCCCACTCGTTCAACGCTGCCACACGCTTGCCGCGCCGCAGTGCCTCTTCAAACTGGTGCAAGTTAAGCTTCGCACCGGACCCTTCACCCAAGCTCTCACCAGCAGTCAGTAGCCCAACGACACCCTGCTGGTTGTTTGCCAGTCCGATCGCGATTGACTTGCGCCCCTTCTGGATGGCTTCCATCCTGTTGAGCAATTCGGGGATTAACTCTGGCTTCACTCCAGTCAACTCAGCCGGCAAAGCCTTGCCAACACCCCAGTTGTTTAGCTGCCGCGCTAAGGCAGTGTTTGAACCACTACTGATGATCGCATCGGCACGGTCAGGCATATTTTTTTGAATCCACTTAATCGCGTTTACCGCTTGCTGCGAGCTGTCCACGTACCCCTCATTGGCAACCCGCAAGCCTACGGTCGCTGCGCGTGTCGCATCGCCTTGCGCCTCGCGCGTCTTGGTGCGCTCCTCCAGGTCCAACATCTTGAGCCGCGTATCTATGTCGGGTGTCGTGGGGAACAGCGACTTCGCATAAAGCTCCGGGTACGCCTTGATGGTTGCCGCCCTGATCGCAGCTTCATCCCCGCTTGCTATGGCCGTTTTCATCTCGGCCTCGGCAGCTTGCTGGTCCATCGCCTGCTTCATCGCCATCCGGCGCGTGTCGTTTTGTATGCGGTCACTTTCACGCCCGCTGGCATAGGCGCCGGCCTTGCCGAGTATCGAGCCAAACCCGCCTTGGGGCTCACGGCTCGGCCCAGAGGCCGCAAGCAACCCCATGCCCAGGTCGCCTATGTACCCCCATGGATTGTCGCTGCCGCCCAGCAGTCCAGCATTAGGTCCGAACCAGTCAGCCATCTCGCTCTCCTACGCAAACGCACTCATGCCGCCACCGATGAGACCGCCACCAAGAGCGCCCCACGGTCCCAGCGCCGCGCCGGCACTCGCGCCCGTCAACGCGCCGCCAAGGATGCCAGCCGTCTTGTTGCCCGGGTACATCGGGTCGATCGACGTGCCCGTCATATTCGACTTGTTGATCATGTCCTGGATGCTGTTGGTGTGCGACGTCGTGTCCGACGTCGTCGCGCCGGTCTGCCCTTGGAACGGAGACGTGAACCCTACCGAGCCTTGCAGCGCACTCAGGAGCTGCGGTTGCAGCGTGAGCGGGAAATTCTGCGCGTACTGCGCGAGGTCTTGCTGCTGCTTGCCGATGTCCATCAGCGTCTGCGACGGTATCAGCGACTGCCCAGGTAGGAGCTGCGCAGCTTGGAGCTGACGCCCGCGCTCTTGCCCGTATTGATTGGCGAAGATGTCGCCGAATATCTGCGATAGGTTCGCCTTGCCCAGGAAGTTTTGATCGCGGCCGGCGCCGAGCCACGGCGACAGCGCATTAGGCAGTGCCTGCCGTTGAGCTGCGTTGACCGCAGCGTTGAACGCATCGCCGCCATAGAGGTAGTCGCCGCGTGCCGTCTTCAGCAGCTCATCGAGCCCGGCCTGCTGCATGCCACCAGGACCAGCAGCTTGGCGCGCAGCCTCGAACCCGGCAACCTGATCAGGAGTGAACCCGGCAGCTTGCCAGTTGGCGATGTCCTGGCCGAATTGTCCCGTGGTGTCGAGGTACTGACCAAACTGACCCTTCAGCCCCTGCGCCATCCAGTCCGGTAGCGTCGGTGTAATCTCCGACGTGCCGGCCGTGCTTTGCTGCGTCGTACTGGACGACGTGCCCTTACTTGTCTCTTCACCCTTCTGCGTTGTCTTGCCGGGTGTCGGCTTGTCGCTACCGCCTGACATCACACCATCTCCATCACTGTGGCCTTGCGCCGCCAGCCTAGCCGCACCAGCTCGGGCACGACACCGTCGCGCGCGTACGCTTCAAGCGTGTAGCATCCACGCTCCCGCTTCGCATAGTCGATCAGGTGCGCGTTCATCGGCACTGACCAGTCGGGGAAACTCCGGTTGTGGAATGTATTGAACAGGGACACCACCACCTTGCAGCAGCTCCCCCGCGGGCGATCGACAAACTGGATGATGATGCCGCCCATGATTTCCTCGCCGCGTGTCGCGGTCAGCAGCTCCATCTCCCCTTCGCACAATGCCTTCAGAATTACTAGCTCATCCATGCGATCGCCTAGAGCTGTGCCCTGCGCCCGGCGGAACGAACGCTGGAGCTGCACCCATGCGAGCTGCACGAGGTGCGGCGGCACGTGTCGTATCTCAGTCTCGACCACTTTCAACATGTCATCACGCTGCCTGATAGGCAATCTCCAGCGAGAACGAAGCGGTGTCCGTAAAATCGCCCTGGTCAAGTCCGGTGCCGGCGCCGTCTCCACGGAAGAACCCTATCGTGGTGCCCGCACTGCTGATGGCGCAGTACGGTGCCGCCGCAAAGCTCGTGCCGGTATTGCCGGTGCCGGTGCCCAAGCTGCCTGTCCACACTGCGCTGGTGATCGTCGCTGCCGTTCCAGGCGTCGTCGAGAACCCGCTGATGGTCATCACGCCCGTGCCGGTGCCGTTGTTCGTCAGGACAATGCGTGCCGTAAGGATGACTGACTTGCCGTGCTTGATGTAGGTGCCGACTCGAGTTCCATACGTCACGCCCGTCGACGACCCGCCGAACGCCACCGTAGGCGTCCACGTCCCTTCAGTGTACGCCGGCAGCGCAGACACCGTGGATGACAGCGTCGAGACGGTGCCCGACAGCGTCGTCACCGTGCCCGACAAGGTGGACACCGTGCCAGATAGCGTCGTGACCGTGCCCTGTAGCGTCGTCAGGTCAGATTGCAGCGTGGCGATGTCGGCCTCGGCCGCATCGATCGCGGCCTGGAGCGCGGTGATGTCGGCGGCGCCCGCAAGGTTCAGCCAAGCAGCTCCATCACTGTACGCCGGCACGTTGTCGTCGTCGTTGTGGATGAGAGCGCCAGGATAGAGTGTGGCGTCAGGTTGCTCCGCCACCACGTACGCCTTCGACCGGAACGGAGCGACCATGCCCTCGGAGCCGTCCTTCGGCATCGAGGCGTTGGCACGCACCGCCAGCATCTTCCGATGCTCAACCTCGTTGGCATGCGTCTGAGGGACATTTGGTCGCTCAGTGCGATCAACCACGGCGTCCTCCAGAACCTAGGTCGCGGCTCTCGACCATAACCCCGAAAGCCTCTTCCCAGTCGCCGCTCACCGACAGCTCGACCCGGTGGTAGCGAGCATTCGATCGACACAGCACACGCCCTCCCAGGTTGGGCGTTGCCGGGTCGGTGTAGGTCGGGTCGTCCATGATGTCGTTGCGCCGGCCGAGCCGAGCCGTCAGCGTGACGTTGTCGCCGCGCACCATCGGCCTGAACCCGTGGATGCGGATGCGCCGCTCACCGTCAAACATGTACTCGCGCGTGGTGATAGTGGCGACCATCGGCGGACCATCGAAGAACCCAGACATGTGCGAGGTGTCGAACATGGCGAGCTGCTCGTTGCCGCCAACCCAGCGCGGGCTATCGAACGAGATGTCGATCGTGTCCAGGTTGCCGTAGAGCGCGTCGAAATCTTCCAGCGTGGTCGCGGCGCCGCCGGCGACCCACAGCATCTCATGCGTCTGCGATGCCTCTGACCATTTGTCGAGCGCCGGGTCGTAGATGACAATCTTGTTGGGCTCGCCGGCAATGCTGCCCTGGCCAGGATAGCCGAACGCAATCCTGTTGCTGTTAGGGTCCGCTGCCGCGGTCATGCGGTGCAGGTTCGTGTAGTCCAGGTCGGTCAGCACCGTCTTGTCCACCCGGCCGACACCGATAGGCTTGAGCTGCGATGCCGCCACCAGCTCGTAGAACCCACGCTCGGACAGGAAATACACACGGTCGCCGAGCTGCACCGCAGCTCCTGGCGCGATCAGCCCGACGTCAGAAATCACCTCGTCGAACTGGAACACGAGCGGAGCGCCGACGAAGGTGCCGCGGGTGATGGCGGTGTCGTGAAGGATGATGGCTTGCTCACCGCCGAACACGCGCTGAATTTTCTTCTGCGCCAAGTCCTCGTAGTCGGACAGCGTGGTGGGCGACACCGTCCAGTCGGTCGGGTCGTTCGCGGCGGACCACCGCACGCGCCACGGCACATCGCCGTCAACGCTGTCCTCGGTCCATCCACCAAAGATGAACGACCGCACCACTGCCCAGTGTTTGATGCGCACCGCGGTCGTCAGGTTCGCGAAATTCGAGCCGCCCAGCGTAATCTTCTGCGGGTTGTTATTGTAGTTGGTCGCCAGCACCAAGTCGCGCCAGCGGATGAACTCCCAGTTGTCCTCGTCGCCGGTCGCGTACACCCCACCAGAGGCGTTCGTCCAGGTGCCGCCTACGTCGACGTACAGCTTGGTGGCGTCGGCCGCATACTGGAACACGCTGTCGGTCGTGTCCCGCGTCAGGATGGCTCCACGCGCCCGTGCCGTCAGCGCAGTGGTTTCTACCTGGTAGCTGCCTAAGGGGCCGTAGCCGTATGCTGTGGGCACACAGTTGGTCGCTACGACCACCCCATCGGTCGACAGCTCCGGGGCGTCAGGCGCCCACGCGCCCAGCTCGAACAGTTGCGGCTTGATGTTCACGGTGTGCTTCCCCGCGTCCTGGCAATCTGCGGACCCGACGTCCGCGATCGACGGTCCTCGAAATTGATGGCGTCCGCGCCCTCGTTGTAGAGCTGCTTCCAGGTCGCCAGCCGCTCGTCGTTGTCGAGAAACGGCTCGGCCGCACTCAGCGCGCCATACAGGTACAGGTCAGGCGCGTTGCTCAATATCCAGTTGCTGGTGTTGGTGTCGTCGAGCGACGTCAGCGGACAGTAATAAATCATCTCCGCGCTATAGGCGTCGTCAGACAAGCGGTTGAACTCAATCTCCTCATGGATGGCGAAGAACTCAGGCACGCCCTCCGCCGTCTGGAGCCGCACCGTCAGCTCATGCTCGCTGCACTGCTCCAGTATTCTCACCGGGCTTGTCAGCAGGCGCAGCGATCGCATCCCCCGGTAGCCCGCCGGCAGTGCCAGGAAGCGTGTGCTTGTCGACAGTGTCGCCACAGCTCTGTGCAGCATGGCGCGCACGCGGATTTCACGAGCATGCTTCGCCTCGGCCAAGTCGATGAAGGTGTCGATGCGGGACGTCAGGTCCGTGCGATCGAGCCAGTCTGCTATCTCCGCCTTCAGGTTCGCATAGGTGTCTAACGACATGTCCTAATCCTCACAGCACTCGTTCTCGGGTTGCTCTTGCTGCTCCTCGTAGTCGGCGTCCAGCTCGTCCTCAGTAGACCACAAGTCAGCATCGGTTTCAGCCTCTTCTGACCACGACGTGGCGTCTTGCACGTAGCACACAAACGCCTGCATGCGCTCGATGACGGCAGCGACAAGCGCAGTGACATGGAAGCCAACAGCATTACTGACGCGCGCAGTGGCGAGGACCGCCGCCGTGATTGTTATCTGCGCGCCGGTCGACGACGTGATGAATATCGTCTCGATCGCGTCGACGAGCGCAGTGACAATCTTGCCGACGTTCTTGCGCGGCGTCACCGTCGCCTTCACCAGCGCCGTGACCATCTTGCTGACGCTGTTCAGCACGTCCACAACGACAATCACGTCGAGCAGCACGTCCACGCTGAACGGGTAGACCGCACGCTGCACGAACGCCGTAGCCTTCATCAGCGCAGTGACAGTGCGTGGAAATGCCTTGCGTACTGACGGCAGGGCTTTGACCAGCGTGCTAATCGTGCGCGGTATCGCCTTGCGGACAGTGACCAGCGCCTTAACGAGCGCATCGACGTTGAAGCTAACCGCCCGGCGAACGGTCGGCACCGTCAAATCAATAAGAGCGATAACAGTCTGACCGACAGCGGCGGCTAGACCGGAGTAGTGGAGACCGACTAGGGCTCGGTCGTCTTCATCAATCGTGCCGTCAGGCTCGGGCAATAGCCCGCGCCATGGACTGCCAACATTGATGGCACTGGCACGCCGGTTTCTGCTGTCAATAGCCACATCATGGTCCCGTCGCTACTTCCGCCCTGTCGAACGTCGTGCCGTTGTCGCTGACAGAAGATTTCTGGTCCTTCGTCGTGCCGTCGTCAGCGTAGAGCGCGTACTCCGAGCTGGTCTGCGTGTGCCTGTTGCGCCAAGCCTTGTACAGGTAGCCAATCTTCGTCACCAACGTCGCCGTCGCCGCCGGGCTCGCCTGGCCGGGCTCGGCGTACGTGTCGACGTTCAGCGCGTCCACCACCTCGGCATTGACCTGCGCCGTCGAGATATTGTTGAGCGCCGAGATGGACGCTGACGTGGCCAAGCCAGTCTGAATTTCTGTCACCGCACTCGCCGCCAGCTCCGACGAACCGATGGCGTCAGCGGCGATCGCCGTGGCGTCGATCGCGCCGGCCGCGAAAGTGGCAGCGGTGATGGCGCCGTCCGCCATGGCGTCGGCATCGATGGCGTCAGTCGCCACTGCGGCCGCGGTCACCACGCCGGATGCCATGGCGCCAACTGAGGCGTCGATGCGACCACTGACCAGTGACGTAGGCAGGCGCGTCTTGATGTTGGCTAGGTCAGCTTGATTGGCGACTACGTCGACCGCGACATTCGCTCCGGTCGCGTCAGTCACCACAGCCTTGTAAAGCGTGTTGGTGTCAGCCACCGGGTCGCCGATCGCCTGACCGAACGTGCCCTGCGTCTGGTGCGCCGTGGCATCCAAATCCCAAACCGCAGCGGCAACGGTAGCCGCGGTCGGAGCTGCGACCGCAGTCGCTATCTCAGTCGCCGCGTCAGCCGCCAGCTCAGAGGCGCCGATCGCATCAGCCGCAATCTTCGCCGCGGTGATGGCGTCCGTGGCAATGGCAGCGGCATTGATCGCGCCGGCCGCAAATGTCGCCGCATCAATCGTGCCGTCAGCCACCTTGGCAGCGGTGATTGCATCGGCCGCGATCGACGCCGCGGTGATGGCGCCCGAGCCCCAGGCAGTGGCGCCGGCGTTGACGACGTTCACGCCAATCTGCGCCGACGACGTCGAGACCGCCGAGCCGGCGATGTGCGACGTGTTCACTTCTGGCCGGCCACTGGCGAACGTGCCGGCAGCGTTACCGAACTGCGACACGTCAACCTGGAGGTTGTCGGATGCGCCTATCAAGCTGTCATAGACGTTCGCCGCCAGGACAACGAACTCACGCCACACCGGCAGCGCGCCGCTCTCGTGGATGGCGACGATAAGCGTGCCGAGCGTATTCGTGTCGGTCGTGTCGAGCGCGACCTCGTACCATCCGTTTTCTTCATGCGTCAGTGTCTGCGCAGCGTTCTTCTGCGCCCACGCGCCACCTTCCTTCTTCAGGCGGATGTCAGGCTGCGTAAGGGTGAGAGCGGTCTCAGCCGTCTTGCCATCGGTCTCGTCGAGAAACGGACCCATGCCGACTTCGGTCGCGGTTGACTGCTTCAGAAATGTTGCCATCAAACTCTCCGCCGCCGGTACTGAAACATCTTCGTCGTCGGCCCGCCGCCAGCCAGCGTGTAACTCAACGTCACTATGCCGCCGGCCCCCGCACCACTATTTCTGGATGCTGCTGCCCCAGACTTCCATTTTCCACCACCCCCAGCGCCATACAATCCTCCATCACCACCATCACCACCAGCGATGTCATTACCGTGACCGCCTCCACCAGAACCATGCGTGGCATCCCACTCTGTTCCATTGCCGCCAATAGCACCAGACGTAACGCCCCCTGCGCCACCGACGCCTGCATCTCCATCTCCACCATTAGTGGAAACCGCTGACGTTGAACTGCTATCACTTCCAGCAACACCATCACCAGTCGAACCTCCAGCGCCACCGCCGCCAGAGGCGCCATTGCCGCTTGCCCCTGTTAGGTTCCCGCCGCGACCACCATTCTTGCCCGCACCTATTCCAGATGCCGCAACTCCACCAGCGCCGCCGTTACGGCTCCCCGTACCGAACACGCCACCGGCACCGCCCTTCGAACCGCAACTCGAGCCCGCTAATGTCGTGCCGTTGAACCAACTGTCGCCACCTAAATTGCCATTCGTAGATGTCCCATTCGTATTGACAAGCGCACCCCCAGTGCCAGCCCTCCATGTCGCAGTCGTTGTCCCTGGCGTGGCGAAAGTAAAATTGGTGATGGAGTTGTATGCGCCGCCACCCCCGCCAGTGTCATGCGCGTCCACCCCTGTTGTCGTACACGCCCCGCTGCCACCCGAGCCTATCGTCGCGATGAAATTATTCGCGTTCACCCAATCTGATGGCGATGTGAATGTCTGGTTGCTGCCAGTCGGTGAGACCAGAAACGTCAGCGTAGCAAAATCGTACGACAGGTCGCTGAAATCTGGATGCCATGCCGGCGTCGGCAGCTCCCACAGCTCGCGCTCGTACCCCAGCGAGCCACATGCCATTGCCCACAAGAAGGCGTCGGCGTCCTCCCGATCGTCGAACCACCCCACCCACCGCTTGGCGCCGTCATCAAGACGACCAGTTAGTCTGAACCGACGCTGGTTCTCATTGCCGCGGAAATCTTTGCACTGCGCCTGCGACGGTGTGCGCCATTCATCACGCTTCTGCGGCAGCAGAAATTTTCCATACGGCTCATGTCTGTCGGGGAGTATCAGCACTGGTGCCGCCTAACAACATCAACGCGGGACGCATACCCAGCCACCATTCGTTGCGTGGCTTTTGATTTTAGACGGCCGCTTCGCCCACTTACACCTCGGGTCTTTATTGCAGTACGTGGCGCCCCTCGTCGTCTTGCCAGTGCAATACGCCTCGTCCGACACCCGTGCATCGGCGGTCGAGAAAACAAACATAGCCAGAGCGAACGTCGCGAGAAGCAGCTTCATCTCTATCCTCCATTACCCCTGGTCGAGAACCGTATCGATCGTGAAGGTGATGCTGTCGTTGGTGGCGAGGTTCAACACCGAGAAATCGCCATAGATGCGAAGCACCGAACCTGTCGCCGCGTCGAACACTCCCACCTCGGTCACGGCTCGAGTCGCCGTCGCGGTGATGGCACCCGTGACCCTGTACGTGTCGGTGGTCGTCGTGGTCGTCTGCGCCGACACCGTGCCAATCGATCGCGCCTCGGCGAAGGCTGATGCAAGGTTTGTCGCCGTGACGCCCTGGCCGGAACCGCCGCCCCAACCGATGTGCTTTACCGAGTTGTCGGCGACGAGCGCGCTGACGAACTCTGCTAGTCCTGTATTTGTGACGAGGCTCGCCATTTACGTCTCCACCGTAGTCGTTTGAGCATAAGGACAGGGTGCGCCAGCTCATACTTCAATCGCTCACCATCGCTGGCATGCACGATGCGCCCCCAGTCTTCCACTGTGCCGTCAGCTCGCTTGATGACCGCACTTACCGTAGCTGTACCGCCGCCCTTCGCTGTCGGGTTCATTTCATTTTCCTCCCCACGTCGACCTTGCCGGGAGCTGTGCGAAAGTGTCGAAACGCCGGGTCATTCAGAAAGCTGTTCATCACATGTTGCGCCCGAGCAGTCTTGCCGAGCATCAGCTCGCGGAAGCCAATCTTGTTCACCCTGCACAGCTCCATGATGATGGTGCCGGGCAAGCTCGCCACCTTCCGCATGGGCATGTCGCGCCTCTTCGTCGGGTCGTTGTACTCCCGCTTGTTGCGCTCGATCGTGAACTCAGCGTTCTCGATCGTCTCCACCGTAATCTTCTCTTGGCCGTCCTCGCCCACGTGCAACCAGTAGCGATCGAGACGTGGCCAGTTGAACTCCGTGCCGATCAGCTTCGCCATCAGCTCACCGTGAACAGCGTGACAATGTGGTTCGAGTTGTTTGGCGTCAGCGCCGCGAGGTTCACCAAGTAGCCGAACGCACTGCGGCCGGCCAACCTGATTTGCTTGTTTAGGTTGTCACTCTGAATGTACTGCGTGCTGCCGACGTCAACCACCTGGGCGATGTCGATGAACCCCAAGAAGCTGGCACGGTCGCCTGACGGAATATCAAACACTGCGTCATCAGCCAGAGCTGACGGTGGCGTGACACCGTACAAGTACACGCGCCACGTCGTCGTCTCGATGGTGGCGTTCTCGATCAGCAGTGAAGCACTGGCAATTTGAATTGCCGAGCCCGAGCTGTTCGATAGCCCCTTAAACTCCTTGGCGCCGCCGCACACGTCAGCAACGCCATGAGCTGTAGCCGCCGGCAGAAATGTAGCTTGCGATGATGCATAAGGCATCTCGGTCTCCTAGTGGGCGGGAGCCGCTCGTGGCCCCCGCACTGTTAGGTCATCTCCAGCTCAAGCGTGATCACCACCGGCAGCGTCGTCGACGTGGCGCCGTCCGACACCGCTTTGATGTAGTCGGTCGGCCCAAAGCTATTCGCCGCGGTAGGTGTAGCTGTGGCGATGTCACCAGCAGCCGATGACGTGAACGGACACGTCACAGCTCCGTTCGTCACCGCCGTGGTGCCGATCGATACCGTGATGATCGTGTTCGTGGTCGCGATCGCAGCCGGCAGTACGGTGCTAATCTTTTTGATTTTGCCCCGGTATCCTGGCGTGAAGAACGCTGACCCGGCAACGCCACCCGCAGTGCCCATGTCGGACATGTACAGATGCACGAACTGCCGGTTCAGGCTCGGCGTCTTGGGATAGGTAGACATGTGGCTTCTCCTTCAGAGCTAAAGAGGCGCCCCCATGGTGGAGACGCCTCTCATCAGACCTACGAGGTGGTCAGGTCGGCAACGATGCCGCTCGACCGCTGGTTACACGCCTCAAGCGTGAACTCGCACAGTATCTGACGCCTGTCGGTGTCGCCGGTCTTGGCCAAGTCCCAAGTCACCATGTTACGCCCGGGCATGAACGCTACCTTCCAGTAGTCCATGTCCAGCACGAGCGCCATCCCCGGCGAACTCTCGATGTACCTGTCGGGGATGATTTTGAGCGTTGCGAAATCACCTTCGTAGATGTCGAAGGTGCTGTGCAGCGTCTTGTCTTCTACCTTCTGGAACTTCGTGCCTGCGCCGAACGTCGAGGCGATTTGCCTGTTGTAGCCGTTGGTGAACAGGTGCCCGGGCTCGCCACCCTGGTCCCAGATTGACGCCATCACCGTCTTCAAGCTGTCCTCAGTGAACAGTCTCGCCGTGCCGCCCGATCGAGCGTCAGCTCCGGTGCCTGCCGGGTCAGTCGAGCCGTTCTTGTCAACGGACGTGACAATCCAGGTAGGAACGCCGGCACACTCACGTGGCACCGTGTCAGAACCGCCCACCTTGGCGTTGTTGTCGAGTAACGCAAACTCGACGTCACGCTTCAGCTCACGGGCGCGCTTCAGCATTTGGTAGTCCATCTCGTCTGCTCGGCCGGCGGTCGTCACCTTCCTGGCTGTACCGCTCACGACAGCAACTTTGTCCGAGATTTGCGTATAATTGCCTCTTCTGACAGTAGCTACTGAGGCGTCGTGAGTAGCGTCGTCTCCTTCGATTACGTAGTTAGTAGCCGCGTTGGCCAATACATCAGTTTGCCACTCATGGTTAGTATTCGTTGCTTTGACATGCGCGGCTAGACTGAGAAATGGCACCTCGACTGGTGAAACGTCGTAGATGACGTCTGCCAAATCCTCACGAATACCTATCTGGTCGTTTGTTGCGAAGGTTTGTAGTGGCTGGGTCATAACCCATCATCTCCTTGTCGCTTTGGCACGGAGAAGAGCGAGCGCATCATCCATGTGTCCACTTGTGCGGAGACGTTTCTGAGCTTCGCGTACCTTCTCCAGGTTGATTGCAGAGGGCTCCTTCCGGGCACCGGGCTTCATCACCCGCGGCACGGACTGGATGCGCTTTTTAGTGAGCTGCACCTTCCCCTGGCTTTCGTCCCAGAGGCGCGCCTTCTCCGCCACGATAAACGCTCTGTGATCGAGCGTATTGCCTATCTCATCTGGCCCGTAACCCTGCCCCAGGAGGTACGTCATCAGCCTGGATTTGGCCGCTGGCGCCTTCTGTTGGTCGCCCCAGTCGGGGCTGACCTTCGGCATGGTTTCGTTCAGGAGCTGTTGCTGCTCCTGGAACTGGGTTGCTCGCTTGGTCTGGAAATCCTGAGCTTGCTGGACGAGCGCCTGCTGGAATTGCCCGGCGACCGCCTGCTTCGTGTTCTGTATCTGCTGATTGCGCTCGCCAAGTCGGACCCGCTCGGCTGACCACATTGCGGGGTCTTCCACCTTGAGACGGTCCCAATCGATAGCGGCTACGTCAGCAGTGAGCTGCTGCTCTTGCATCGTGACCAGTTGAGCTGCGATTTGATATTGCTGTTCTAACGCGGCGTTGCGTTGTGCAATCTCCTGCTGTGCCTGAGTCGACTTGAGTTTAGCCTGCTCTAGACGTTCGTCAGCAGCTTGGTTCATTCGGTAGGACGCGACTACGTCCCGCAACGGTACTTGGCTGGGTTGACCATTCACCGTCACGTCGACCTTCAAATCCTCGAACCAGACTGGGTCTGCCTCTAGGTGTTCGATCAGGTCTTTAACAGTCGAGATAGGCTCGGTGCCGTCGTCCTCTTCCGCCTTGGGTTTGGCAGCTTCGGCGTCGTCACCTTCGACCTGGACGTTCTCTTCACCGCCGCCCACGTCGTCGTCGTCACCCTCAGCCGGCTCGCCTGGGATGGGCAGCTCGGGCTCGGGCTCAGTGTCGTCTTGAGGTTTCTTGGGAGGTGTCGTCTCCACGTCGCCGTGGAAATCGGCACCAAACTCTTCTTGCGCCAGGAGCGAAAGTGACATCGGCGCAGACTTCGGGCTCTCTTCGCCGGCACCCTGGGATGGGGTATCGCTACGAGCTGTTTTCGCCACCGCTCTTAATCTCCTCTAACTGCAACAGCGCGCGTGCATTGTTGCCGTTCACGAGTATCGCCTTAAAGTGCCCGCGCAGGTTTGTGAGTAACCTATGCAGCATGTAGGCGTTGTCCCTCGCTTGCCGGTCCTCGGCAGAGGATTGCTTCCAGCCTTCTTCGATCACTCTATCGATCGCGTCAAGTGCTTCTATGAAAATCGGGTCTTCGACAATCGTCGCAGCTCGACGTGCGCGCTCCGCCTGCGCGCGTAATTTCTGCGCGTCATGTGTCGTGCTTTTTATCTGTCGCGTCATCGCACGTTTGGCCCCGCACGAAACTGATCGAGTAAGTTTGGTGACTGTCGCATCCAGTCCCGCGGCGCCTGCTGATAAAACTGGTACGGGTTCTCCGCCGCCAGCAAGCCAAGGTAGCCAGCGTATGGATGCAGCGGTGGCGATTGCGGTGCCGGCGAAAGTAACCCCTGCTCAAAATCGAGCTGTAGGTTCCTCGACCCGCCAACACGTTTGCCGCCATGCTCGCCAGTAATCTGCCGCATCGTATAGCTGCCGACATTTGGGTACGTGGCAAGCACGCCCCGCACGGTACTCATGTCATTCGGCTTGGTATCTGACCAACCGAACCGCTGCCGCACCAGCTCGCGCAGCATCTGGTCGCGTATCATGCTTTCGTAGCCGTACTGATTGGCAAGCAACCCCTGCTGACCCTGCACCTCTGGCGCGACCGCTGCGCTGCCCGGCTCAACGTACGTTGGCTTCTGCGATGCGACTGCCATCAGACACGGCTCCCAGGTACATTCGATGCATACTTCAGCTCCATCTCAGTGAGCTGGTTTCTGATTTTCTCCATCTCGATGAACATGCGGTCTTTGAGCTGCTCACGTTCGTTCTCCAGGCGCACGACCTCTCGCTGATGTGACGCCTGCAAGTCTTGCGTGTCCTGTTGCATCTTCAGCATTTGCTGCTGCGACTCAACTTGGTCCTTCTGACCCTTGAGCTGCACCTTGGCCTTCTCCACCTCGACCATCTGCTTCTGCACCTCGATCGCCGGGTCGGTCTTGTCCTCCTCCTTCCCGGTCATCGACGGGTCAGGCTGCGTAAAGTAGAGCTGCGGCAGTTTCAGGTTGGCGTTCTTCACAATCTGCGCCGCTGTTTCGTAAATGTTGCTCGGCGTCACCAGTGTACCCATGCCGCCGGCGGCGACAATGTCCTTCTGCTTGTCCCAGATTGCATTGAGATGGATTAGGTTTTGTGTCTGCGTTCCGAGCCCGAGCCCGACAGTCACCGTCATCGAGGTGCGCTTGCGCCACTCGCGCGGGTCGACGTCGACGAACTTGCCGCGCAGCTCGATGGTCTCCGGGCGGTCCTGGTGCTTCAGCATCATCTCGTGGATGTGCAGCAACAGCGACTTGATGCCGGTCTCGGCGAAGATGCGCGCGATCGCCTCAACCTTGCCGCGCGCCACGTCGATCGCCTGCGACAGCACGGTGGTTTGAATGTTCTTCAACGCCTCGGGCGACAACCCCTCGCTCTCCTGGGTGATGCCGGTGCGGTCCCGCTTGAACTTGTCGAACATCTCCATGGCCTGGAAGCTGTATTGCGCCGTGAACGGAATGGTCATCGGCTGATAGCTCTCGCCCACCGGCCGCGCAAACCGCACCACCCGCCCGGTGGCGGTCGTCAGCAAGTCATCCAGCGTGTCCTCGCCCATGCCCAGCTCCCACACTGCGTGGCCCGGCTGGTTGGTGGCGTAGAGGTTGTCGAGCGCCTGACGCAACAGCGTCGTGTTCAGCTCCTGGATGTCCTCGACCAGCTCGGCGATCGAGCGGCCGAAATGTTTGTGCGGTAGCGGCTTGGGCGTCAGCACGTGGAACGGTTGCCGATCGCTCGGCTCGTTGCCGAGCAGCTTGCCGCCGCACGTGAACACCTGACGCAGCTCGCTGATGCCATCCTTGTCGTA